TATAATCACCAAATCAAAATGTGCATATTTCTTAAATCAAATTGTGCAAAAAAGATAATTTATCCACCCTAATAGATCAGCAAATGTATATCTTTTATCAACTCATCGTACTTACCATTGATGATTGCACTAATAGAACCATTGAATAATGCATCAATCGCTACTTTATTCCTCTTTGCCAATGCGCTCAGTTCAAAGTGCTTATCACGTGATATGGCATCAAACACATTATACAGTATGATAGAATCTTGAAAATCAATCTTCTTTCCGAATTGCGTCTATCTTTTTCATTCTTATAGACGTAAATAATGGTATATCCTGTGAATACATCCACAGAGATTACCTTGTAATACTTTCCGGTTTCTAAGTCTTTTAGTGCCATGGTAAATTGTTTTTAATTTCTATATCCTAATGTATAAGCATCATAGTTTGAACCATCAAATACAAGTTCAAGCATAATTGTGTCCCCTGCACCAACCCCTAAATACACAGCATCACCAGCATCATTATTACGTAATACTGGGTAAGAAGTAGAGGAATGGCCTGTTGTGGAATTACGTCCATAAACTCTCGAGTTCACTGACCCAGTCTTACAAATAATCCTTATGGAAATTTGGAATTTATCTGAACTACTAAGGCCTAATGCTGACCGTATTGAGTCTATATTTGGTAATACTGCGTAATACGATGATGATGAAAAAGACAGTAAATATGTCTTGGCAGAAAAATTTAAAACAACATGTGCACTTGAAATGGTTATAAGATTGTAATTGGTATCATGCGATAATCCAAGTAACCGAACATCTGTATTATCAATTTTAATACCATTCTTCCCGTTTGCACTCATTAATTTTGCATTGCCAATAAGGTCTAATAGGTAAGACGCAATACTGCTCAAATACAAATACTTACTGGCACTCCAATAACTTGCTATTCCATTATTTGCGATATATGTTCCAAACTTCTGTTGAGTATAAGAAAAGGTATTTTGTCCTATAGTTGAACTACCTATAAGTACCCCGCCGTAATCACGACCTCTAAAATAGTATTCATACAATATTTTGTATGTTCCTAACGAAATTCCATTCAGGGTTGCAGTAATATAAGTATTATATTCATAGTAATTTGTATTTCCAATTATTGTTTTAATAAGCGATAATTTATTTCCAGAACTATCGGTTAACCAAATACTTACATTGTAGTTAAAGTATAAAGCTATATAAATTTTGGTTTGAAAATTACAGTTTGCTCCATCAGGTATATAAAATTGATTGGTAGAAAAAACACTACCTGATGACTCCCACTCATCTTGTCCAATTGGTGTGAATGTTGGAGAATGGTTTATACCTATTTCGTATGTTGCACTTTGTGGGGTTATTAACGATGAAAGACTTGGCAATACGCTATTTGCAATATTAATTTTTTCCTCACCTGATGTTATAAATTTTATTAACTTCTGCAATGGGTCAATAATAAACTCATTATTGCTATCAATCCGTACAAACCTTTCGGAATCAATCTGCCAACCTGCAATATACCCCTTACTTGCATACATTGTACCATCCTGCTGTACCCTGAATGGAGCGATTGACCGACCGGTAAACGTATTCCCTGCCCAAATCCTAACCGAACTATCAGCTGAACCCTCTCCGGTTATTCCAGCTTTTACGGTGTAATCACCATCATTTCCCTGCCCGACCTGTATTGTTCCTGATGATACAAGACCACCATCGATAATGGTTTTCAACGAACCGTAATCAAGACCCTGTGTTGGGTTAAGGTATAGCCATGCTATCTCCTCATCGGTAAGTGCCTTGTTATAGAAACGCAACTCGTCTATATACCCATTGAAACGGTAAGAGGTTTCACTATTACCATCCGTACCAATTATAAATTTTGTTCCGCTTCCAAACTTTATATCATCAAGGACTACATCAACAATATTACCATTGATATACAGTTTTGAGTACCCACTTGCTCCAGTCTTCTGAACGAATGTTAGGTGATACCACCTATTCGTTTCTATTTGATACGCGTATGAACTTAGGTTTGCTGAATCGGATGTTCTTGATACAATTGCTCTCGCACCATTAGTCGGTGTAGAATATACGATACCAACCCTTGGAGTATATGGCATTGAAAATAGCCCACATAGAGTTTGACCGGAAGCAAACCCAGTAAACTTAAACCATAAGCTAATTGTTAGCTCAGGTATATTGAAATAGGCAGAATCATCTATATACAGGTAACCATTGTTGGTATCATTAATATCAAAGAATAAGCATTTACCCTTTATATCTGATGCCACCTGACTTATTACCCTTGTTCCATATTTGGTTAGTCCTTTTCCATTTCCGGAATCATCAAATAGCATATTCTTGTCAAAGGTGTAGAACGCCTTTAAATTAGCGTCTGATGGCTTAACCGGAATGGTTGATACCTTTGCAGCGGAAAGTAGTGAGTACACCGATGGCTCCTGCCCATTCATCTCATATATACCGACTCCATATATTTGTACTTTTGAATTAATAGTATTACTATATGCTCGAATTACTCTAACCGATATTGAGTTTACATTCGCATCGTACCATTTAAATTCTGCATAATTCGCCTTGAATGATAATCTTTTTTTGGTTAATGGGTCATATATTCCTGATAAATCAATACCCGAACCAGCGTAATCCTTACTATGTACAATACCGGCAAGTAGTAACCACCTATTTTGTGGAAACTTATAGTTATAAGCACCAGCCATAAAGTATGGATTGCTATCCATTGAACCAGTATTAAGGTTAATTACCTTATTCGATGTTGGTGTTAATCCATAATAAACTGTAACATTGCCTGTATCAAGAATTTTTACCCATGCATAAAATACATATGATTTGTTTGGGTCAACCCTTACATACCTTGTAGTACTAAAACCACCTCCACTACCGGCATCCGCAGCAGCTGTATTGCTCTCCCATACCTTGTCCATTGTACCAAATGGAGTCTCTGCCAATACGATAGCATTCTCCGCAGCATCACCATATATACCTGTCGCGAAATTAGTATAGGCTGCCGACGTAATCGGATAGTTGCATAGCTGTAATTGCTGCCAATCGAGAAAGTTACCGCCATTCTTAGCGACCCTTCTGGCTTGTTCCGCAATCGCGTTAAGTAGGTTTTGCCGCTCAAGGTAGTAAGTATTGAATTTTGACCTGAACGTAGGCCCATCAATGGTACTATCCGTGTTTAGGTCTGATAGCAATGGTGTTATGTACGTATTAAGCGCGTCATAAGCATTGGTGTATGCAGTTGTACTAACATCGTAGTAGGGATATGCTTGGTCAAGTATCTTCTGCTTCTCATTGACAATATCATCCCATTCGCGTTTCACGGCTTGCTTTTCAATCGGACTTAGTATGTTATCACTAGCAATATTAGTTAACTGCGTTAATGCATTATTGGCATTTGTCAATGCAGTATTCGCAGTATTTTGGGCATTAGTTGCAGCGGTTTGAGCACTATTAGCTGTTGATTGAGCATTATCAGCAAGTGTCTTAGCTTTTGCTGCTATTGCATTCAGTAATGCGGTTCTCGCATCGTAGTACTCTTTGAACTTTGTTCTGAATGTTGGCCCATCAATTGTGGTAGTGGTATTTAGGTTTGAATCGTTAATCCAAACCGGTATTCCTGACGACCAAGTCGTTCCATTATTTAAGTAGTTGGCAAGATTCTGGAACTTTGTTCCATACGTAGTTTTCTCTGTAGTTATACCAAATAAATCCGCCTGCGTATCGTTTACCGATTTCTCAGATGCATTAACCTCCCATTCCCTTCTAACATACATTTTTTCATTCGGCGTTAACTTGCTATCACTTGCAATATCAGTTAACTGTGATATAGCAGTATTGGCATTTGTTAAAGCAGTATTCGCGGTATTCTGTGCATTGGTTGCAATCGTTTGAGCACTATTAGCTGTCGTTTGTGCTGTATTAGCTGTTAATTGTGCTGTATCAGCCGTATCCTGAGCTGTAACTATTGCTTGTTCAATTTGGGCATCATCCATCCCTGACCGGAACACTATTTTGCCCTTAATTTCACCGGCATCAAGGTCAAAATATGTTTGCCCGTCCTGGCTCGTAATGCGACCAGTCTTTATTTCCTTCCCATTAATTGTGGTAGCTCCATATGTAAGGCTTATTTTACGGTAGCCATCCTGCACGCTATGGAGCACACCTATAAGGAAATAATAATAACCCGATTCGGCGTCCACCTTAAGCTGATCGGTACGATATTTAACCTGTGCATTACTGCCATTTAAATCACATTTAATATATATATAACGCGCATTGTTGTCGGGCACAACATAGTCGTATGCCTCCACCACCCATGTACGGATGCTATCCTCAATGGCGTAATGTGAGAGGGTTCCCATGGTGTTTGCTATGCGGTTAGCCACTCCGTTATATCCCGGCTGAAATACTACGCCATTCAGAACAAATTGTCCAGCCTTGCTGCCCACTGATAGCATGGCTGTATTGATACTTAGCGGCCTTATATTCCCCGATTCGAAATAACCATCCTGGTCAAATATCATCTGCTGAAGCTCCATGGTCGTGCGCCAATTCTGGCGATAGCGCGCAGGATCCTTTAATTGATTAATATTAATAATCTTTTCGTGGGCAATAGTGTTTTCAACCAAATAAGTTGCTAACGACACAGTTACCTCATCGCCAAGCTCTATTGACCATCTATATGGTTCAATCATATCGCGATTAACAGATAACACCCGGAAATCGCGATTTATTCCCAGTTCGTCATCCTGCAAAGGAATATAATCGCCAGGTTTTAGGGTTAACTCGTTCTGCTTGGCATATATCGGGTCAATAGCACAGGCATATTTAGCCTTGGGCGATTTACCCTGTGAAAGCAGTTCTGCTGCCTTTGATTGCAATTCTGCCTCAGCTGCATCAACATAGCTCTGCGGCATTACAATGTCGAGCAGCACATACTCATCGCCAGGTGATAATGAGAATGCGGCGTCGCTCGATGGGAGCTGTAAGCCCCTTTCATCCTTGTAATACTTTAGTGTAAAGGACTTGGTAGCGTGGTTGTAGCTCAAAACCTCAAACTCATAGCCTGCAAGATTTCCGGTGTTAAAATGCACCTTGGGCGAATTGCCGGGAATAAGATACAGGCTTTGCCCCTGCCCGTCAGTTGCATTAAGATCAAAATCCATTGTTGTATCAATAAAACTATTGATGCCAGAAACGGAAGTGATTACACCTGTGCGCCTGGGATATATATCATCAAACACCTTGGAAGCCTCAATAATACCTAACCTGCTAATTGCCTCGTTATCCTGTACGTATGACTGATCGTTTCCGGGTAGCTTTAGCCGTTTGGAATAGTTGCGATAGGTTGATTTAAGGTTTCGGCTGCCGCCATAGGCGAATAGACGTGTATATAGGTTGGTATCATCAACCAGCTGCCGTTCCAGCTGATACAAGCCATTACCCGCACCATATTTTAAAGCAATCAGCTTAACGGTTCCCACGCTACCAATATTTAGCGTGGTTACGCCAGATGAATAAACCAGTTCAAACTCATAACCATAGTCGTTGCAAGTCTTTTGAAGCACTGCAAGTACATTCTCGGAACTTATAATATGATTTCTTACCTCGGTATCTGGGCATGATCCCAACTGGTATGTATTAATTCCATATACTCTATTCAGATTGGCAATAGCTAGCCTGGCTATATCCTCCAGGTTCCCCATGTAGCTGAACTCACCCTCAATAGCAACGCCTGTATCGTCGTAAAGAAGAAACTGTGCGCGTCGGAGCGCATACATTTCGCCCTCAAACTCTATATCATAGGTGTATGAACCCTCTTTCCTTACCTTGGGAAGTCTATTAAGCACATACCTGCCACCAAACACTGTAATACTATCACCCAGAGCAAACTCAATGGGTGTTAAACTGGCAACGGTAATAGATACCAGATCTTCGCTGAGAAGTTTCTGTGAGAGTTCTCCCTTCTGAATGATTAGCGTATAGGTTGATAAATCGCTACGGGTTACTGTAAGTTCCATACAAGTGATAGATTTGGATAGGAATCAAAATTGGTTATCGCGTTAACCATACCCACAAGAGCAACGTAGTAAGTACCCTGAGTCGAATACTGATGGTTTGCATAGGTTATTCCAGGAGCAATTATATTGAAAGAGCCGTCACCCCAAAATACAGCGAACTGTGATGTTGTGTCGAATTGCAACGACAGCTGCGTCTGTTCTTGAGCCTCAAACATGTATACACGTTTTAATGGTTCTGGTTCAATCAGCTTAAGTGTGAATAGTCCAATATGATTAGCCTCATTCCACTTGGTTGCAAGCTCCACGTCTAATCCATCCTGCATGTAGCAGAAGTAAAGTAAAGGCTTGTCTTCTACCAGGTCTACCCGGAGCTGCCTGAGGTTAGGCTTATACAGATGGGTATAGATTATACTATTCAAGTTGGTAAGAAAGGATATGCGAGTATAAGCCTTAATGGCACATTCAAGGGTGATTTCACGCACATCATATACTGGTTGAGACAGGTCAACAAGTACACCATGCCTTGTTGGCCAACTTGTTTTTAAGGGATCCTTCATTTTGGGCATATCGAATAATCCCTTAGCCTTTTGTACAATTATTCCTAGGCTTGAAAGATCAACGCCATCTATGGAGTAGCGTATCATAGTCCTTTCCCTCTTAGTTCGTTACCGAGTTTGCTTTCAATGGTATCGAGTTTCTGTGACAATGCGTTATGCAGCAGCGTGAGCATTCTCACTGTATTTTCCGTGTTCTGAGCTGTGCGTGCCTGATGTATAAGAGCCTGCCTTGCCACGTTAAGGTGCTCGGCCGAGTTTATACGCAATGCGTTAAACTGCCCTGCAAGAATGCTTGCGGTATCCTCGCTCATTCCCTTAATTGCACCGCTAAGCGAATTGGCATCGTTGGCAAGCTCACCGAAATCGATACCAGCAATGTTTTTTAGCTCCTCAAAGGCCTTTCCTGCATTGCTGGCAATTTGCATGTATGATGCCCGAAGGGCAGCAATTTCTTCGGCGTTAAGCCCACCCTCGGAGAGCTTGGCGAACTCCTTATACCACTCATCGAGAGGCCCTTTAAGGGCGTTAATTTTAACAGCATTGAGTATGGCCTTCTTCATTAGATCCTCAAATGTGGATGCAAACTCCTCTGCGGAGTATATGCCATCGTCAAATGCCGATGCCAGGGCATCAACCACTGAGTCGTAAGTGGAACCTGTGAGTATTTCGGCTTGCCGCGCTGCAAGGGCCTCGGCTTGCTTTAGCAAATCCTCATACATGGCCAGCTGCTCTTCAAGGGCTTTAGTATCGCCCATGATGGTACCATCGCCTATAAGTTTTTTTATGCGGGCTATCTCATCATATACCTTTTTAATGCTATCGAAATCGGGCGACTGCAGTGCATTACCCATGAGTTTGTACAGTGAGTTCATATCGTATTCCCTGTACTTTTTAGTTCTCTCTCGTTTGTACAGTGCACCATCGAACCAGCTAGACTGCCAGGTATAGTAACTACTATTTTTATCGTACAGTTTAAGTTTCTCGGTGGCAGCAATGTAATCCTTAAGGGTATTGTTTAGCTGCTGCTGCGAATCGGCTAGCCCGGCATACACGTTTGTTCCCCTAATTCTATCCAGCAATTCCAACTGCTGGGCAAGTAGGCTGTTAGCCTCCTGCATTAGCCGGTTACTTGCCTCAAGCCTGCGACGTTCGGCCTCCTCATACTTTTTCTGACGTTTACTGTCGAGGTAGCTGTTAAGCTGTACAATGGTTGCAGCAAGCTGAAGTCCACCCTGTACATAGTTACCTGCAGCAAGGTTGGCAAATGCCGATGCGACTGACGATGCAAGTTCAACGGCCTGTGCTAAATCCTCATTTAGGTATGCTGCTATATCCCTCGCCTCCGATAGGCGCGAGGCGACGTTACCGAACATGTTGCTTAGCGCTTTGACCTTATCCTGCTGGGCCGACAGGAGCTCATCGGTTAGCAGTTTCTTGGCCTTACCCTCGGCAGTTTGCAGCTTGTTTAGTATGTCATTTATCCGCTGGTTTGCCGACTGCATTGCCGCCTGCGAATCACGGGATATAAGCGCCTCGCTGGCAGCAGATAACGCACGTAACGCATCGGCCTGTAATTGTTCAGACAGGCCACTTTCGTTTAGCGTGTTACGAATTCTCTCAATGCGCTCCTTGAGCATGCTTACGGTTAGCTGCTCTATGCTATCGTAGATGTGGCTATACTTTTCGATGTACTTGCCGTACTGGCGGTCTAGCTCATCGAGCTCTAGCTGGTGCTGCTGCTTGAGCACTTCAATATTTTCCGTTGATGCCCTTGAGTCTTTTTTAAGCGCAGCTAGCTTATTCTGAAACTGGAACTCTAAAGCCATACGCTTTTGCTGGTAGGTTTGGGTCTCTGCGAGAAGTTCTGCAGCCTTATCCTTTTCGTCATTCTTATTATCCTTGCCATCCTGGAATTTATACTGCTCAAGTTCCTTGCGCTTTAACTCGATGAGCTGCTTAAGCCTGTTGAGCTCCGCTTTATCCCTGATGTCGGTTGCCTCCTTGTATCGTCGTTCCAACGCGGCCAGCTCATCCTCCAGATCCTTAATGGTTTTTACTTGTTTCGTGACAGATTGCTCCACGGCGGATGCCTGCTCTATCTGACCGTTAACAATTTCATCCTTAATAGCCTGGATGGCTTTACGGGTATCCTCAAGGCTCGATCTGGCTTTTTGAGCAGCGCTTTCGGCAATGTTGACGTAATCATACCGGGCTGCTGCTCCGGCTATTGCGCTTTCACCCCCCGCAATAACGTCCTGACCTCCCATAGATCGTTTGCGACTATCCAGTTCTTTATTGGCCTTATCAAGCTCCTTAAGCTGTTGCCTTTCCCTTTCGTACAGCTCAATCAACTCCTTTTCCGCAGCCTGCATTTTAATCTTTATTTCAAGCTGCTTTAAATACGATTTAATCGCCTCTTTATTATCGTTAATGAGTTTTCCCTCCTTGCTGAGCTGTGCGTTATAACCCGGCATAAGCTCTTTTAGTTTAGCCAATGCCTCAGAACGTTGCTTGTTTGTTAGCCGTTCATCGCGGGCAGTTGTAAGCAGGGTATCTATCTTTGCCTTCTGTTCAGTGTAGGAACGGGCAGCCTCATCGTTTATTCTGATTAGCGATTCCTGAGCAAGGCTTACCTCCCGTGCACGCTTAGCCATAAGCATCAATCCAGATACAATGGCAGCTATACCTGCAGCAGCCCAGGCATAGGGGTTTTTCAGTATGGTAGCATTGAGAATTTTTTGGGCCTTCTCCACAGCAACTAGCCAAGTGTAATGCAACGATTCCGCCAGGGTAAGTCCATTTTTGGCGATGGATGTAGCCACAAGTGCAGCCCTGTAGGTGCCATAGCTAATAGCAATAACCTTTAGCGCATCGATTACCTTTTGGTAGTTCTCCACCAGGTCAGTAAGAAGTCCTATTGCACTAGCCAATACACCCTCGTTGCTTTCGCCAATCTGATTAAGCATGCGTTCCCAAGCATCACCCAGGTTGCTTACCATTCCGGTAAGGCTTTGGCTCTGCTTCTCCATGAGGTTAAAGAACATTCCTCCCTCATCGGTGAGTTTGCGGATAACTGCCCGTACATCCTCAAACCCCACTTTGCCGGCAGATACCATGTCGTTAATCTTATCCTGAGTAACCCCAAAGTGTTTTGCCAGCTCGGCAATCATGGGAATGCCAGCCTCGGTGAACTGGCGCAGGTCGTCGCCCATCAGCTTGCCTTTTGCCTTAACCTGCCCGTATGCCATAATAAGCCTACCTATGGGCACGCTAAGGCCAGCTGAGATGTCGCCAAGCCGTTTAGTGGTGTCAATAACGCTTTCCTGACTCTCCTGAAAGGCCAATAGCTGTTTCACACCCTGGGCAACCTCCTGAAGTGAGAATGGGGTTTTTGCAGCCATCGACACAATTTCGGATTGTAACCTATCAGCCTTAGCCTTGCTCCCAAGCATGGTTTCCAGTGCAATACCCAGCTGCTGAAACTCACCCCGAACCCTTACTACATCCTGGGTGAACCCTTTCATGGCCGTGAACGAGAAGTAGGTAGCAATGGCCGTTCCAAGCGTTCGCATTGCGCGTGATGTTTCATCAACCTCCCTTCGCGCCGTGGTTGATATACCTTGTAGTTCCGCCTTTATCCGACCCGCTTCCTGCGAGATGTTAACATTCTTGAGAATAAACTCAATATCTACAGGCCCTAACTTTTCGCTCATAGCTTTAGAAATTTCCTGGCATCCTGAATGGTTACTATTTCCTTTGCGGCAGGCTTAGTGGTGTATCTCGGGGCATCGGCAAGCATGAGCTGAAGCGAAGCCCAACTTATTCCCCAAAGTATATACTCCACCTGCCAACCCGTTGCGCTGGCTATACTCCAGAGCGATCCGAAGGGGCTATGGAGGCCTTCTACCCGGCCTCGATACTCCCGCTTTCCTCCTGGCTCATATCCGTCCTCCTCGTCATCATGTTCGATTGCTGGACGAATCTGATAGTAGTCAAAAAATCCTGTACGCTGCTCAGCAGTATAACCACAGCAAATAGCTCTGCAAGGCGTTGAGCTGGTAGGTGCCACTTCAAGCGAGTGGCAAGTTGGTTAGCCTTATTATCAATACCATACCTGCTGTTCAGAATGGCAATGGCCACAAACTTAGCCACTGTATCTCCATGATCAGCTACGATGCGCATTGATTCGCCTATGGCATTACCGGAGAGGTCGTCAAAATTAACGTTTATACCAGCAGCCAACTTGCTCATGGCGATAAGCGTTCCTAATTTTGGCCTATAGATGGTGCGGCTAATCTCCTTAATACCTACCAACCGATAGATTATAGGGGCGGGGAGTTTAACCCTCACGCCCCTATCGAGCAGCACATCGGCTGCCTGTTGCTGTACAGAGCCTACATCCATAGGCTATGCCTCCGATATCATGATTGGTGATACCCCCGACTTTGTAGGCGTGAGTATTTTAGCCGTGATATCGATGAGCGCCACGCCATTCTTTACGATTTTGGCGTTGAGCTTAGCCATGATCTTAGCCCTGGGAATCTGGAACTTAATCCCGCTCTTGCTCACCAGTTCAATGGACATCTCGATTGCCGGTGACGTGGAAGGAGCATTCCACACGTAGGGATCGAGCTCGGTTCCAGAACCGGTGACAGTTCCGCCCAGCACCTTAACGATGGTTTGTGGGTTGAAGTCCATGATTGACCATTTCAGCGATCTTGCACCGAGAGTCTCGATACTTTCCACTGGATCGTCACTCTCCTCGCATTCAATGTCAGTAACCTGTGGGTCTTCCTGGATAAGCTCGCAGCTGTCCTTATAGGTAGATCCCAGCGATGCCAGGGTAGTTCCCATTCCCCCATCGGTCGCAATTTCGCCTATTTTTAGGCTTGCCAGTCCAATGCTTCTCTTTTCTGCCATAATTCTATAATTTATTGGTTAGTGCTTTAATTACTTGAATAAATCTGTATCGTATTATTATGTATAGTAATGCAAGGGGTAACAGCACCAGTAATGTTACCTTGCCCGCTCGCATGTATAATTGTTGAAGGTATGTAAGCTTTTTATCCACATACCGGTATTCTACCCTTGACGTGCTTGTATTGCGATGCTCAAAGCGTTCCTGCCTGCTTGATTTAGCCTTAACGCTTACACTCTTACCGCGTTGCTCAAACTGTAACGATAGCAGTTTGCCTTGCAGCATGGTAACCTCTGAGAGGTACACCCTACCAAGGCTATCGCAGGTAATGTATGCTTGCAGCGATGCTGAATCAATGGCAACCACGGTGTCGCGAATTAATACCAGTGAGTCCTTTTTTTCCACCCGGATTTCATGGGTTGGCACAGCCTGACGGTTACAGGCCATTATTAGGGCTAGTAATAGTATACTAATCAATGCTTTCATTTCCAATATCTTTCTTTAGTTGATTTACAACCATTTCGGCATTATCGGCGTTAATCTTATCGAGTGCACGCAATATCTTATTATTGATAAGCCTTAGCTTACCCACCTCGCACTTCAAGGCCTTATTATCATCGCTTAGGCGTTGAACTTCCTTCTTGAGATCCTCGGCTAGCTCGCGCCATATCTTAATGGCATCTTCAATCACATCAAGTTCACTTGCCTTGGCCTCTGCTTCGGCCTTGCGGGCATCGGCAATGTTTTTTCGACGGGCTAACAGCCATGTAACCGATGCGGTTATTATGTTAGATGCTAACGAGATGGCAACCTCAATCATGGCAGGTATATGTTCTTTGGTTCGATACCTACGCTTATGAGCCATTCGGGGACGTTGAACGATGGACAGGTTTTAGCGGGGTTAAATTGGTAATGGCCGGCCACCTTGATGTCGGGGAAACGCTTAACCATATCGCGCACATATGCCAGCATGGCTCCTTTTTGTGCAAGCGTTCGGGTGTCGCCACCCTTACCGCCAACATATACGATATGGCGGCTAATAGCATTAATACCTGCTACACCGTTTGTGATTTCCCAGGGGTCAACCCACTCATCATCGTTATTATTAACAAGCCGCTCCACCCTCCCGTCGAGGTGTATCATATCGGTATAGCCTACCTGCTTCCAACCGCGCTCAACCAGGTGCCAATGCCTGATTACATCGGAGGTTACCGGGCGGCCTGCCGGAGTATCGGTACAGTGGATAACAAGATACATTATACGTGCCATGGCCTCTTTTTTAAATAACCCACGGCCAATTAACGGCCGTGGGAATTGTAAATTTGATGTCAACCTAACTATACAACTGCATCCTGTACCAGGGCAATTACGCCCTTTGCGTCGTTGCGGCGTATACGGCCGCCAGCCCTTACGAGGGCACTGTAGATGCTTCCGTAGTAGGTAGGATCCTTTTCGTTCTCAAAGAACTCGTTATCGCCCATGGCCCTGATCACTGAATCGCGATGCCAGATGAGGCCACCAGCATTGTAAGTTCCTTGAATTGAAGTACCTGGATTAACAGGCGCAGGGGTGCTGTCGTTGGTATAGATGAGCACCGATGTGCGTGGTGCCAGGAAGGTGAATCCGAAAAGTTGACCAACCACCCCCTTAGAGGCGTCGTAGGCTTGCGAAAAGTCGCGGTACTGCGATGCGGTAAGCTCATCGGTGAACTGGTCGTACAGGTCGGCATCCAGGGCAATAACCCTGCCCTCGGCTGGTAAGCCCATGCGGTCGAGCAGCAGTTTGGCCCTCTTAACGTCGGCCACGGTCAACTTCTTGCGGTTACCGGTGCCCACATGTGCCGTAACGCTACTGCCAGTGGTACGAAGTATGTTGGCGGCTCCTGTAGGTGCCCAGTATCTGTAGAACCAGGTACCAACCAGCTCACTTAAGGCTGCACTTTGCTCGCCCATAACGCTTGCACGCTTGTCGTAGCTGAGCTCGTACTCATCGGCATTGGGGATGAGTATAGGGTCAGTGGTGAACTCGTCAAGCGAGAATGTGATGTCCACATCGGAACGCTGAACCACACTGGCGGGTAACGATGTCCGGTTACGGGTAACTGATGGTTTTGCACCGGCGTTGGGGATATGTACCACCTTGCCCTGCAGCACAAACTCATCGGCATTAACGGCAAAACCCAAATGCGGGTTGGTCTCGAATATGTTGGCTACAATATCATTGAGCCAAATTTCTTTCTGTATAGCCATCGTTTATACAATTAATTGGTTTGCAACTTGATTACTGATTTTTCGGTTTAGAACCGAATTTTTCCTCAAACTTCTGGGCGTACAGCTCAGGGTATCCAGCTTTCAGCTCGCGCAGCTTACCCTTGCGGTCAAGCTCATCCCAGCTCATGGTGGCATACTTTTCCAGCTTACTCTTATCCTGCGACAGGCTATCCTTAACGCTCTGGCGCTTGGGCAAGGCAAGGATGGTTTCCTCGGCCACCTCGTAGTTGGTTTTAAACATCTTTTCCCATGCCTGACGGGCATCTGCGTTGATTCGACCATCGCGTATGGCCTCATCAATCAACTTAGCTGAGCGTTCAGCACGCAGCCGCATCTCGCGCTCGGTAATCTGGTTCAGCTGCTGCTCCAACTCAGCATTCCGGTCAAGAAGCTTCTGCACCTCGTTTGCTACAGTGCTCTCATCGGCTCCTTCCGAAAGATTTAACAGTTTACTGATCTCTTTCATGCTATAATTTGGTTTTGGTGTTTGTACAAGATTTACCGGGCAATCGCCCTTGCCTGCATTAAGTTCAATAGGGTTGCCTTCTGTATCGTAAAATGCCAGCGATATGGCATTATCATTAGCACCTATGTCAACTAGCGACGCCTCTCTAACCCTCCACTTGGTTACTGTTTCCCTGGTTTGCCCGGGTTTTAAGTTTTCTGGTGTGCTACTAGTTTCCAGCACGGTTATGCCAACCGATGCCATGCGTATTATACCCTTATCGACCTTTAGCGCAATGGATGCGGCAAACTCATCATCGGTATCAATCACCGCATCGGCCAGTAGCTTGCCATCCTCTATACGAATATTATCCCATGTGCCGATGGGTAGCACCTCGTCGCGTGTACCTCGCCAGGCCCGCATGTGCATCCATAGCATTATTGGATTTCGTTTGAACTGTTCAATGTCTGCCCCGTCCATTTTTAGCCAGAATCCATAGGAGTTCAGGCTTTCGTCGGTTAGCAGGAATGTTTTGTTTGCCATCGGCCTAATAATTTTCAAACAAATCTAAGGGGGTTAATTGCTAAAACGTGCATGCTTAATCTATGATAACCATTAACTTAATCTATGGTAGGCCTATATAATGCTTACCATAGATTAATGTATTATTATCTCCCCTTATCAGTGGTAGATTTGTAGTGTGTAATGACATGAACATGAAATCGGATCAGCGCAAGGAATTGGCAAAATTGCTATATGTAAATGAACAGCTCACGCAGCGCGAGATAGCCCAACGGGTTGGTGTATCAGAGAAAACATTCTCGCGCTGGGTTAACGAGGGGCAATGGCGAAAGCTTCGCCAGAGCCTGCTGGTCACCAAGGAGGAACAGCTCAGGCGCATATACGAGCAGATAGATGAGCTTAACACCGCGATAGCCTCGCGTGAGCCAGGGCAACGCTATGCCAATACCAAGGATGCCGACACCCTGAGCAAGCTCACCTCGGCAGCT